GGGGGGCGGGGGGGGGTTGGGTGCGCCGCCTGGTGGAACGGGCGGGTTGCGTATGCCCGCCGCGCTGCCGCAGGCCGCCATCGCGGGCGGCGTCGCGGGTGTGGCCCCGGTCGGCGCGCTGGGCTGCGTGGGCGCGCTGGGCTGCGTGGGCGCGGTGGGGTTCTTCTGATACTGTACGCAGAACTTTTCCGGGTCGACGGTGCCCGCGCCGCCGCCGCTGTAGTAGCCTACGCGGAAGAAAGAACCGGCGAGCGCCTTGCGGAAGCGGGTGACGTGGGGAGCGGTCATTGGTCAGTCCTCAGTCCTCAGTCGTCAGTCGTCAGCTGACCGTTGCGGCGTTGCACGGCGCTGAGCGCGGCGTCGCCCTGCGGCTTCTCGACGTCGGCGTCCACGAGCGGATCGGTGGGCTTGACCTTCTTCTTGTTGCCTCCGGGCGGCGCGGCGGCTCCGGCCTTGGGCAGGATGCGAGGCATTGGCGCTTGCCGGCCGCGTTCCAGCATCTCCTCCACATCTACGAGCTCGCCTGCGAAACGATAGGACAGGCGCAGCAGTTCCGCGTCGTCGATCAACCCCCGGTCGCGGATCACGGCGAACGAAGCGACGATCTGCGAAGCGGCGAGCGCGAGCGCGGCATTGTCGCGCCCGGAGATGTCACCGCCGCGCATGACGATGTCGGCGGTGGTGGAGAGACGCCGTTTGGCTTCGATGCCGCGGCGGCGGACGATGTTGAGAATGTCTTTGACGAACGATAGGAAGTAGAGCTGGCGCTGCTCGTAGTGGCGGAAGGTGGGGCTGCCCGAGGCGGCGGCGGTCGTGCGCGTCTCGCCCTCCGGTTCGGCGACGAAGTGAAGTGGGATGCCGGCGCCGGTGGCAATGTGTTTCTTGATCGCCAGACCGTCTTCGCCCGCTTCGAAGCTGGCGAGCTGCGGGTTGAGCACGCCCCAAGTTTCGGACTTGTCTGTCACCAGAGTCGAGCCGGGCGGGGGCGGGTCGGCGTTGATTTCGGCCTGCTTTTTCTTTCGCGCGGTCTCGTTTTCCCACGTGCCGGTGAGGATATACATGAAGGCTTGCCGGTAGCGGTTGAGCCGGACTCTGTCTTCGAGCCAGCCGTCGTAGCGCGTGAGCCAGCGGAGCAGCGGCCCCAGGTCGCTCTCGCCGTGCTGCCCGCCCACGGGGCGGTTGACGGCGTACTGGACCATGCGCGGCTGCCACTTGCCCTGGCTGTCCGGCTCGTCGTTCTGCTCGTCGTAGGCGATGTAAGGCGCGGGGTCGCCCTTCGACAGGCTCAGGGCGTCGACGCTGAGCTTGGGCTGGAAGGAAACGGCCTGCTCGATGTCGTTGGCGGATGGGGTGATCGCCTCGATGTCGGCGGCGGCGACGGCGCGCGCGTAGGACTGGCCGCCGGGGTCGGTGGCGATCAAGATGAAGAGTTCGCCGGAGCGGGTCAGTTCGTCGCACCACTCGATACAGCGCGTCTCCATGCGATTGAGTCTGTGGTCCCAAAACTTCGTCAGGAATTTGGCGGTCTCGGGGTGCTTGCAGATGGGGACCAGGCCTCCGCCGACGACGTACTGGCTGGTCAGCTCGACGATGCGGCGCGCGAGCGGGTTGGAGCGCCACACGAGCAGCGCGTCGAGCAAAATCTTTTCGCGGTCGTAGTCGTAGCGGTCGCGCCAGTTCTGTTGAGACGCCTGGCGCGCGCCGAGGATGAAGGTGTCGTCGGTCTCGCGCACGGCGAGCTTCGACACGCTCAGCTGCACCTGGCGGGCGACTTCGGCTTTCATCTGCGCGGCGGTGAATCGCGGGGCCTGCGATTTTGCGTGGGCGAAATCGGAGCGTGCGGCGCGCCCCTTGACTCTCTTTGTGGCTACCCGAATCCTTTTAGCGGCCACGGTCGATCTCCTCGAGCGGGTCGCGGCCTCGCACGACGAGCGTCGGGCCGCCGACGAACCACTCCTGTTCGTCGAGCACGGCGCAGAGGGCGGCGGAAAGAACGGTGTCGTCGTGGACGATCCGGTCCCCGCCTGCGCGGGGATCATCAGCGCGCGTGTTGGGGGGCACGCCCCACCGGAGCGTCTGGTTTAGACCGGCCTCGTACTGCACGGCCTCCAGTTCGCGCCAGAATGTCTCTGAGTCTGGATCGGCCCCGTCCTCCGGGACAGCCCAATCCTGCCAGCGGCCGGTTTCGACGATGCTCAGGAAATCCCAGCCGAGCCGCGATTTGGTCGCGCTGTTGAACACGAACGGGAGCACGCGGCCGGGGAAGGCGGTGTCTAGGAAGCTGGTGATGCCTGCGCCGACTCCGGTCGCGTCGGCGGCGATGTAGCGCGGCTTCCACAGGTGGATGAGCGCGCGGAGTTTGCCATAGAGCGCGGTGTGCTTCGTGCCGACCCACAGCTCGCGCTGGATGGCGCGGTAGGTGGGTTTGGCGATGAGCGGGTCGGAGAGCGTGGACAGGTCTATCTCGACGATGGTGAGCGACGCGGCGTCGCGCTCCGGGTTGGCCAGCTCGGCGCGATCCACGACGACGCGGTCGCCGGTCGCGCCCTCGTCCTCGCCGGCGACATCCAATAGGAAGGCATAGATCGCGCTGGGGCGGGGGGCTTTCTGGCGCGGGTGCGATCCCTGCATGAGTGCGCGGCGGGTGGGCGGGAACATCCCGCCCTCGGCGTCGATCTCCTCGTTGAAATACTGCGTGCGCACGAGCGGATGCTGGCGGCCATGCTTTGCGACCTGGCGCTCGACGAACACGCCGTAGGCCGGGTTCTCGCGGGCGACCTGCTCAGGCGTGACGACGAACACTCGTTTGACTCCGTCCTGCGCTTCGAGCGCGCGCAGGCGCTTGATCGTGCGGGCGAGCAATGTTTTGGAAGTCCAGGCCGTGCCCCACAGGGCCATGGTGGCGTTGGTGGAGGCCATCATCGGCTCGAACTTCAACCCCCACTGCGTCTCGCTGATGTCCTGGGCCTCGTCGCCCTCCAGTAGGAGCGTTGCCGATGCGCCCACGGCCTGGGCCTGCGGCTCGGCGGAGAAGAAAGTGATCGTCGCCTGGCCGAGTTGGAAGATGTAGCCCTCGCGCTTGCGCATCTCGTTCTTGTTCCAGTCGTTGCGCAGCGCGGCCTCGAGCCGCAGCATCGCGTTGATGCTCTGCGGCTTGAAGGTCGGCGAGGCCTTGACGATCTGCGCCTGCGGCACGAGTTGGAAGAGATTGAGCAAGTAAGCCTCGATCTGCGCCTGGGTCTCGTTCTTCCCCGACTGGCGCGGGAACATGATTGCGAACTCGCGCCCGCGCTTGCGGAGCACTGAGTCCACGATGGCCCAGGCGGGCGCGAGCTGGTAGCGGTAGAGGGGCCGGTGGATGACGAGGCGCGAGAAGCCGCTGATGCGGGTCAGCCATTTCTTGGCGGCTTCCTTGGCCTGGGCGAATAAGGATGGGTCCATAAGTGATCATGGCGTCATGTACGTTCGCAATCCATAAAGGAACTCGGCGAGGATGCTGATCAGGGTCAGCAGCAGCAGGCGGTTCTGTGCGTTGGTGGCCTGCTCCAGCTTGGAGATGCGCAGCTCTATCGCGCGCTGCCAGTCGTTTTCGGGCGGCGGCGCTTCCTGGTCGGCGCCGACGGTGGGCACGAGCGCTTGGGCGAAGCGGCGGAGCGCGGCTCCGAGTTGGCGCGGTGGGCGGCGGGTTTTGTTCATCAGCGTTCTTTGCGACCCTTTAGGGCGGCTCGGGGAGTCCGATCTCTGTTCCCAGCTCGTCGAGCGCGGCGGCGATGGCGGCGGTCAGGCCCTCGGCGGCCTGGCCTCCGAGGGCGCGCTGGTCGCGGAGCAGGCGGGCCAGTCGAGTGGCGCCCTGCGCGTGGAGGCCAATGAGCTTGACCACGTCGTCGGTTGTGGCCCCCTCGGCCAGCACGGCGTCGATGTAGGTGGAGAGCTGCGCCTGGCGCGCCTGGGCGTCGAGTAGGATGTCGGTAATGGTGTCGAGTTTGCGGGGCGGGAGTGAAGAGTAAAAGCCGTGGGTCTTGGCGTTGGAGTTGCGGCGTTGAGCGCCGCGGCTGCGGGTCTTACTGGAGCGAGTGGGTCGGGACCTGGGCATTGAAGAAGTCAGGCGGGACGGCCCAGCGGCGGGCGACGTGGAAAAGCAGCGTGTAGGCGAGCGCCGCAAGTGCGACGAGCAGCAGCGAGAAGAGCGCCAGCGGCTTGTCCATGGGTGGGTATAGTAGAACGATTGAGCGGGGGCGTCAACCCCCGACCAGATTGGGGGCCAGCCCTCGATCCAAGTCGGGGGTCAAGGAAGAAGTGGAGGGGGGAAGGGGGAAATTGGCAAATCGTTAGACTTAACTAATCTTATGGCTAACGATTTGTGAGCGTGGCCTGCCCCCCTGCCCCGATTCTGTTAGGCAGAATCGTGCCAGTGGCCTGGGATGCGCTCCCACCACGGCACGGGTGCGGGCGCGTGCTCTTCGTTGCGGCTGATCTGTGACGAGCGCATGTTTACGACGATGATGATGACCGTTGCGCCAGCGATGATGCAGGTCAAGCAGACCAAGGAGAGCGCAACGGCGGCCGGTATCGTCATTTATGGCCTGGGTTGCCCGGGCGGCCGGGGGCAGTTGTGGTCCCCGCCTTCGCGGGGATGGCCGCGTCCATCGTCATGCCTGGCGCGCCCGTCTGCTCGGGCTCATGCTCACGCGCCAGGCTTCGTTGGGCGGGCCGCCCTTGCGCTTCGCGCCGTTGATCTTGCTCGAGCATGTGCGGCAGCGCCCGCCAGAGTTGTTAGAGATGGGGCTGCCGCAGTCGGAGCAGCGCTTGTCGTGGCTGTAGTTGCCGGGGTGCTGGTAGCCGCCGCGTCCGTGTTTGTGGTGGCGCGGCGGGGCGTCGAGCACGCGCCCGGCGTCGAGCGCGCACGGGAGCGGGTCGAAGTGGCGGACGCCCTGGGCGTCGAGCCAGCCGGTGACGCCGCGCAGGCACTCGGGCCGGATCGCGCCGAGCACCTGGCAGGAGCACGTGCGGCAGTGGCCGCGCTTCTGTTTCATCTCGCGCCTCGGACGGCGGCGAGCAGTTGCGCGCCGATGTACTCCGTGTAGGCGGGCGGGACGGCTTGGGTCAACTCGCTGCGTGTCATCCAATCTATGCCCATCGCAGCGTGCCACGTCTTGATATTGAACGTTTTGTCTGGGTGGTTGCGATACCAGCGTGCAGGCGGGCCATGCCGCGTCACCGATAGAGCATCCCGATCAATGTCGTTGCCGTTGCAGGCATGGGCAGGCACGGGGAGCGGCCAGTTCGTCTCAAATAGCCGGTGCCGCATCACGCCTAACCCGAACATACTGCCGCAGAGCATGACGGGTTTTCGCAAGTCGTTTTTTGCGCCGGGCACATTCTCAATGATGTAAGGCAGTCCTATCTCAAGCAAAAGCGCTTGCGTCGGCTCGATTAAGGCAGGGTACACGATGCCCCGGTTTTTCCTGTGTTGTGTGCCAGTGCTGTAGTGGTGGCACGGCGGTGACGCGTGGACGGCGTCGAACTCGCGCCCGTGCGCCGCGCAGAATTCGAGCGCGTCGGCCTGCACGAACTCGAACGGGTAATGCGGCTGCGGTTTGGTGTCCACGCCCACGATCACGTCGAAGCCCGCGCGGTGGTAGCCCATCGCCGCCCCGCCTGCGCCGCAGAAGAGATCAAGGAGTTTCATTGAAGAGTTTTGCCTGCACGTCGACCTTCGTGGTGCCCCACAGGACGTGTCGGCTGTTGGCCCCGGTCGCGGCGCGCGGGCGGAAGGTGGTGGGTGTCAACGAATAGGGGAGCGCGCGCACGACGGTGGCCCACTCGATCTCGGACGGGTGCTGGTAGGCGCGCACGAGTTGGAGGGTGAGCGTCGGGCGGCCCGCGCCGCCGTCGAGCATCAGGCCGATGGTCAGGCCTCCCGTCAGCCTCGGTGTCTACTGCGGGACGCCGGGCTGGACGATTTCGCTAAGCAAAATCGCGGCAGCGCGGGCGAGTTGGCGCAGGATGCAGGTGAGCGCGGTCCCGTTGCGCTTGGGCGCGGTCATGGCTTCACTTCTGGCAGCCGGGACAGTTTGCGCAGTTGCCGCAGTGGCCGCGCGAGCCGATGTTCAAGAGAGCCTGCAAGCAGCGGGGGCAGATCCATTTGTGCAAGAGTTTGCGTAGCATGTTCGTGACTCCTTTCAGTGGCCGCCAGCGCCTCGATGCGCTGTGGGGCTATCATCCCAAAGGGCCTATTCCCGGATGTCTCGGCCAGGCTGCTTACATCCAAGCTCCTTTCTGTAAGTTCTTCGCAATGGACAGCCCCATGGTCGGGATGACCTCGGGCATGTGGGCGGCGATCCAGCCTGACCACTGCTCGATCTGGCTGAGCACGTCGGCCTGTTTGTCGCCCTGCTCCAGGGCGGTCTGCACGGCGTCGAGCGCCTGGTCGTATAGCACGCCGCCGAGTTTGACGAGCACGCGGGCGGTCTGGTCGGCGAAGCTGAGAGAGTCATCATTTTGATGACTCTCTTTTTCCACAGGCAAGTTATCCATAGTATGGTACTTAATACTTAAAACAGTAGCAGTAGTAGGGCTGTGGACGAGAGAGTCATCATTTTGATGACTCTCTCCGTTGGGCGGGGTAATGGAGAGCGGCAAGGGCAGTTGGGCGGCGGCGGCGGTGAGACGCAGGTGCTTGTCGCCTTTGATGTAGAACGTCTGGACGAGGCCCTCGTGTTCGAGCCATTTGGTTGTGCGGGTGGCGGTGGCGCTGCCGATCTTGGCCGCCCAGCACAGCCAGTGGAGGGCGGCGGCGGCCTCCGGGCCGTTGCGGTCGTGAAAGACGGCCAGGGTGACGAGCACCTTGAGCGCGGTGGGCGCGGTGTGCTGGAGAAACTGGACGGCGGGATCGCGGGGGGTTGTCATGGGAGCCTGTAGGTCAGTACGATGAGCACGCCGAGCAGGAAGCCGATCAGTGTGACGATGAGCAGCCGCCTCCACAGGCGGCGGACGATCAGTTCGACGGCGACGATCTTCATCTCGATGGCGATTTTGAACTGGCGGGTGAACATGGTCAGGACTCCTCGGGCTGCTTGTCGTCGCGGGCGACGACGGGCATCTCGACGTAGGCGTTGAGCGCGTCCACGATGAGTTGGGCTTCATTCGTGCTGTAGGCCAGGCCGATGGCAAAGTTGTTGCCGCGCTCGAAGATGGACGGGTTGGCGTCGCGGCGCGCGGGTGACGCGAACAGTCTCTTGGCGTAGAATCGGGGTCGGGTGGTCATGGCTCGTCCCCCCATCTGTCTTCGGGCTGGTGGGTGAAGACGGCGACCTGGCCGTCCATCGGCTCGTGATCCTTGGGGAAGCGGGCGAGCAGGTAGCAGCCGGGGTCGAGCGAGACGGCAAGGCCGTGTGGCGCGCCCTGGCCGGTGATGATGTCGGCGGCGCCGCGCACGTAGTAGACCTCCAAGGCGCCGGAGGCCGCGAGCAGGCGGCCCATGTCGGCGACCTGGGGCGGCGCGGAGACAAGGTGCGGCGCGGGGTGTCTGCGCCCGTTGCGCCTCGGGGCGGGGGATGCCTCGGCGACCTCGGGGAGCGCAGTGAGCGCGCCGATGAGCACGGTCAGGCGGCGGGCGGGGTGGGTGTGCACGGAACGTAGGCGGGTGGTCATGGTCAGTCCTCAGTTCTCAGTCCTCAGTCCTCAGTCGTCAGACGGCTGGGGCGGGTTGAGCATTTGGTCGTACTGCTCGAATGTCTCCTGGTCGTCGCACAGGACGAAGAGACTCGTGCTGGGCCTCCGCGCCCACTGGACGTAGCGCGCGTGGGTGGCGAGTCCGACGGCCATACTCGCCGGGACGTGCGGGCTGGCGCGGAGTTTGTCGGGCACGTCGGCGGGCACGACGATCTCGATGGCGCGGCCGGTGTCGTGGACGATGACGTGTACTGGCTGGCCCTCGACGGCCATAAGCATTTCAATTTGATCGGCGGCCTCGCGCGCGCGCGGGGTGGCGTTGTAGGTTTTCATTGCATCTCCTGAAACGCTGTAACGCCTGTCACGCTGTCACGCTGTACGGTGAAGTCGAAGCGCGGCGGGCGGGTGGGGAAAGGGTAGGGCAGGGTGCTCAGGCACTTTCGGCGCAGCGGCTTGCGCACGCGCCAGCGTCGGCCCCCCTGCCCGACGACGGCGATCACGCCGGAATGTGCGAGTAGGTCGTCGTAAACTTTGAATGTGCGCCAGGTCTGCCCGGTCTCGTCGCGCAGCATCCTGTAGCTGGGCAGCCAGTCCCCGCCTGCGCGGGGATGGTGTGCGCCGCGTTCGCGTTGCAGCGCCTCGACGAGCGCGATGTAGTGGTGCGTCCACAGGCACCACTGTTCGCGGTGGCTGGTCGGCTCGACGCGCACGGGCGGGGTGAACTCGTAGCGCGTGATGGGTTGGAGCGAGAGCGTTTTGCTCTCGCGCCAGGGGGCGAGCGCGTGGTAGGCGAAGCCGAGCGCGAAGCCGATGCTGAGCATGACCAGGTAATCCATAGTGTCCTCCGGCGATTTGGTGTAAGATGGTGGGCAGATGGTGTCCCCGCGAAGGCGGGGATGGTGGCTGGAGTCCTCCGGCCCAATCGCCCGGCGTGTGTCATCCCCGATCAGGTCGGGGACACGCCGGGCGCTGTTGTTAGATCGGGATCGAGACCGTGACGTCGGTCGCCAGGATCGAGCAGCCGGCGATGTCGAGTTCCTGGTCGACGATGTGCGCGGGTGCGCCGGACTTCTGCGCGATGTGCACGATGAGCCGTGCGCGCTCGGCGCCGGTGATGCGGGACAGGTCGAGCATGTGAACGCGCGCGGTGCTGTGGTCGGGCTGCTCCATCTTCTCGGCGTAGAGCGACGTGACGGGGATGCCGTCGAGCCGGTGGAAGACGTGCAGCCAGGCGGCGGCGCGCGGGCTGGTCTCGACGAGCGAGCACGTGATGCCGTCGGGGCGGTGGTAGTGCGCGATGGGTGTGTTGGCGAGTTCGTCGTTGTTATTCATCGGGCGTCTCTCCTGAGCCGTGAGCTAGTCGAACGGTCGAAGGGTCTTCGGGCAGCATGGGGATGACCTCGGCATGTGCGACGTAGCGCGTGTCCACGGCGCAGGCGGGCCGGTCGCAGCGGCACGTGGTCGAATTGCGCGGGCGGAGCGTGAAGCGTTTGGCGGCGCGGCGGCGGTAGCAGAGATCGCAGAGTTTCATGTCTTGCCTCGCTCTCGTGCGCGCTCACCGGCGATGGTGAGATGCCAGTAGAGTATGCCGCTGGGGACGATGTAGCCCTTGCGCTTGGCGGCGCGGGCGGTGGAAGCGAGCACGCGGCGGTCGGGCTTGCCGGGCTTTGCGACATGCCAGGTCTCGCGCGCCTCGCCGTCGTGGGTCATCACGAGTTCGCCGCCGTCGGCGATGGCGCGGAGCAGGTCGGGGATGTTCGAGATGAATTGAACGTGGTGCACGGGGTGTTGTGGCATGGCGCTTCTCCTTCTAGCCGGATGCTTTCCGCACGATGTTGGGCAGATCGCGCACGGCTTGGCGAAACAGCGTTGCGGCCAACCCCTTGCTCAGAAAGTCGAAGCGCTTGTGCCGCAGTTGCGAATTGAGCAGCGCCTGCAAGCGGTGAAGCTCAAGGTGCTCCTCGCTGGTGTGGTCGCCGCCGCGCTGATAGCCCAACAGGAAATCCAGAAGGATTGACCTATCTAGCGGCACAGCCCACATGCGGCGTACGCAGGTTTCGACTCCCTGCTCGGTTGACAGGTCGAGATCGCCGGTTGTGACGATGACGACGTGGGCGGGCAGTGGCATAGGGTTCTCCCTGGGTCGCGGAATGGTGATTGGCTTCATGGTTTCTCCTTCGGGTGAAGATCGCCCGGCGCAGCGGGCCGGGCTGCGCCGGGCGAGTGATGGTCCCCGCCTTCGCGGGGATTGGGACACATGGATAGTTTGAAGTTGATTTGAAATGTGGCCGCTCACTTCTCCTTCGTGCTAAAGTGCTGATGTGTGATGACGGGCGCGCCGGTGTCGGCGGTGCGCCAGCGTCAGAGATCACGCGCCGGGGAGGCGGCGCGGACTCTTTGAGTCCGCGCCCCGCCTTTTAAGCGGGGAGCGGGGGAGAGAAAGACATGGAGCAGTTGATCGGGGACTGGCTGAACTGGTTGGCCCTGTGCCACGCGCCGGAGACGTGTGTCGGCTACGGCTTCGACGTGCGGGCACTGGTGCGATGGGGTGCGGCGCAATCGCCGCCGGTCGTGGGCCTCGGCGATTGGCGGACGGCGGACCTGACGCGCTACCTGGCTGAGCGGCGGGCGGCGGGGGTGGGGGCCTCGGCGACCAGGCGCGCGCTCGCGGGGATGCGCAGTTTCTTCAAGTGGTCGCTCGGGGACTCGTCCCCGGCGCGCGGGCTGCCCTATCCGCGCGTGCCGCGCCGGGTGCAGCGCACGCTCTCGGCCGGAGAAGTGTTGGCGGTGCTGGCGGCGTGCGACACGAGCACGGTCACGGGTGCACGCGACACGGCCATTTTCATGCTGCTGTACGACTCGGGCCTGCGCGCCTCGGAAGTCTGTCGGCTGCGGATCGGCGACGTGGATCTAGAGCGGCGTGTGTTCGACGTGGTCGTGAAGGGGGGACAGACGAAGTTTGGGTTCTTCAGCGCGCCGACCGCGGCGGCGCTGGCGGCCTGGCTGGGCGCGCGGCCGCAGGTCGCGGCGGCGGGCGCGGAGACGCTCTTCGTCGGCCTGGGCTTTGGTGCGGAGCGGGGGCAGGCTCTGACGCGCGGCGGGCTGAAGTGCCTGTGCCGACGGGCGGCCGGGCGCGCCGGGGTCAAGGCGTTCTCGCCGCACGCCTGGCGGCGGGCGTTCTCGTGCGGGATGACTCTTGCAAACTGCCCCACGCGCATGTTACAGTTCTTCGGCCGCTGGGACGACTTTCAGCACGTCGAGGAGTACACGCGTTGGCTGATGGCGCAGATGGCGAGCGCGGACGCGACGCTGTTTGACCGCTACTCGCCGGTGCTGCACCTGCTGGGTGGGGCACATGCGCCTTAAACACTTGGTTCCGGGTTCAAGTCCTGGGCGGCTCACTGTCGTGCTATTCGGTTTTTAATGTGCTGGCCGCTGCCCTCACTCTTAGCGGATGTGGGCGCGGTCGGCCTGGAGGGCCGAGTAGTGCGACGACGCGGTCAGCCCCCGCCTTCGCGGGGGGGCTGGCCGCGTTTTTCTTCTTTGGGGACGTAGTAGTAGATGGTGTTGGTCGCCTGGTCGTAGGCGACGCGGGCCACGCCCTTGATCTCGATGTCGGGCGAGAGTTCAAAGTGTTTGCTGTAGTAGGTGAGTCCGACGATCTTGCCGGACTCGAATTGGACGGAAAGCGTGTCCACGGGCTGCCACTTCGGCGGGTGGCCGGAGAGTTGGGCCGCGAAGTAGGTGGCGAAGATGTTAGGGGTCACGTCTCTCTCGCTCTCAGCCACGCCTCGAACTCGGTGGCGGGGATCAGGTAGGGCGAGTTCGACTCTTTGGTGAGTTGGCATGCGCCGGGGAAGGGGCCGTCTTTGCCCTTGGCGACGAGCTGGTGAATCCACTGGTGGGTCAGGCCGGATCGCTCGGCGGCCTCGGTGATGGAGATGTAGGGGGCGGGGCGGGGTTGGGGTTTGGGCATGGCTTCTTTATACACCCGGTCTAGATGCGCGTCAAGTGGGAGATTCGGCGGGTTGGAAAGCGGTTGACGGTTGACCGCTGCGGATACTTCGGACTCCCGGAGCGGTGGCTTGTTGCCGGTCTCGGTGTGGGGGTGCAGGGGGCTTTGCTCGCTCCCCTGCCGGGGTCGCGGGGTGTCTCCCGCGCGGGGGGTTGTGGGGGGAGCGCACCCCCACCCGGCACGCTTCGCGCCGGAGCGCAGGCGCTGCGCCCCTGGGCCTTCACGTGATAAGTTTATCCCCATGATGGGGCAGGCCTGCGACGCGCGTCCTTTGCGCGCATCTTCAAATTCTGCGCGGGCGTCGGCGCGGCCCAAGCCGCGTTGCGCGGCTGGAGTCGCGCCGTCCGCTCCGCGCCCTTCCGCCCAGCGCGCCGCGCGCCGATCCCGCTTTCTTTCCGGGACCTAGGCCGACCGCTGCAGATACTCCGGCCTGCCTCGGCGGTGGCTTGCTGCGCGGCCCTGGCCTGCCCGGCTGCGAACAAATTGGAGCACACCTCGCTACGATTTCGCATAGCAAAATCGGAAATGGCTTTGCGAAATGGAAGCCCCGGCGCACGGGCCGGGGCAGGTGGGGCGATGTGCGACGGCTATTCCTTGAACAGGTTGCCTTCCATGTCCAGGCCGTAACCGTCCGGGAGCGTGGCCTGCGCCTGGTCGTGCGCGGTGGCCTGCTCGTTGAGCGCGCGCCACTCCAAACCGTAGCGCGAGTAGAACGTGTGCCAGCGCGCGCCACACGAGCAAGTCGTAATGCCGTCGTTTGTTCCAACGTGGCCGAACGTGCCGTGCGGCGAAGAAATCTGATGGTTGCGGAAGAACTCCGCAAGCTTGGCTTTGATCTCATTCTTGTTCATGGTGTCCTCCGATTGTGAGTGATGGTGTGAGTTGAGTGTAGCACGATCCTGGCGCGAGAATGGCAACGGTTCGGTTAGGGTTTCTCCTCCTCGTCCGGCTCGTCCTGCCAGAGCGTGGCGACGGGCGCGGGCGGCGTGGGTGCGGGCGTATCGTCCTCCGGCCAATTTTCGGGCTTGTCCTCGTCCGGGTAGATTCCGGCGCAGGTGGCCGAGATCGCCGCCGCTTCGGCGCGGCAGTTGCACTCTGTCAGCAGTGCGACGGCGTACTCTATCGCCTCGGTAGCGTTCCACAGGATTCGTTTTGCGTGCGCTGCGGCTTCTTTCTGTGTGCGTGTCATGATGTCCTCCGGTGTGGTGGGGGCAGCGCCGTTTCTGACGCTGCCCCCTGGGCTTGCCCCCGCAAGGGCGGGGGTGGGTTAGAACTTCTCTTCCTCGGCCTCGGGCGCGGCCATCCCCGCCTGCGCGGGGACCGGCGCCGCCGCTGGGGACGTGCCGTTGGCGGCGCGGATTGCGGCGATGCGGCGCTTGCCGAACGGCTTAGCGTAGAGCGTGATGGCCTTGCCGACACACGCGGACACGTCGTCGCCGAAGAGCGCGAAGAGCGCGTCTTTGCAGCTCTCATTCAAAATCAAGGTCTGCGGGCACTCGCGGAAGGCGAGCACCTCCACCTTGCGCTCGTTGCCGTCCTGGCCGCGCGTGACCTCGTATTTGAGCGCGCGGATCGTGAGCGTCTTGGGCGGGTCGAGATAGAGCGCCTTGATGTGCGTCGCCAGCGACGACCAGGTGATGCGCGGGCCGGTGTAGGGGGCCTCGCGTTGGATCGCGGCGGGCCTGGCGTTCGCCGGGTTGTGCTTGCAGCCAGGCTTGTGAGCGGGCAGGACTTCGCCGCAGATCGTGCAATGGAGTGTGCCGTTGGGTGTTGACATGGTGCTCCTTTCTGCTATCCTAATTGTAGGCGGCTGGTTCGCACGGAGCCAGTCCGCCCATTTGCCCGCTGCGGCCCCCCTCCGCAGCGGGCTTTCGTTTTTACATGTGGCGCGTGTAGGCGTTCAGGTGCGCACAGTCCCCGCCTGCGCGGGGATCCGCGCGGCACGTGCAGTGCAGCAGGCCGTCCGCGTCGGCGCTGATGTAGTTGATCGTGCCGTCGCTGCCGGCGACGGCGGCGCGCAGCGGCACCTCCTGGCCGGCGCGCCGCATCCGCGTGCCGGGATCGGACAGGATGACGGTGAAGCGCACGCCGTAGCGCGCTGCGTGCAGGCGGCTGCGCGCGGCAGACTCCTCGACCGCGCGCTGGGCCTCGAGCGAGAGCGTGTTCATCGCTGCGCCTCCAGCAGGATTTTCAGCGCGTACTCATTCACGGCGTCCAGATCGCAGACCTCACAAACGCTGCCTCCATGCGCGCCGATGTGCGTGCCCTCGCGCTCATGATACAGCGCCAGCGCCAGGTCAATCCCGGCCTGGCTCATGCGCGGGTTCGCGCCGGTCGCCAGCAGGCACAGGTCGCCGGCGCTGAGCGGCGTGAGCGTGGCGAGTTCGTGCAGCGCAGCATAGCCGCCGTCGCTCGCGAGCGCGAGCGCGTGCGAGATGGTGCGGGTGGGGGTGATGGTATCGGTGAGCATGATGTCCTCCGGTGTGAATGTTGCTAGTAGGTGTCGCCGCTGTCTTTCTCTCAGCGTGCGGCCTCTGCGACGGCGGCGGCAGTGACGTGAATCGGTAGCAGGATGCCGGTTGCGGGCGGAGCCGCAATGGGTCGGCGGCGCGGGCGCATCTCTGGCCTGGGCAGTGTAAAGAGAGTTGGCTGCTCCTCGACGGCCTCCGGTTTGAACTCCTCCACCTGGGCGCGCATGGGCGTGCCACTGAATAGGGGCAGGTCGTCGCCGGTCGGGAACATGGGCGCGGTGTGGGTAGTGGCGCGTTTCTGTGTTGGGTTCATGTGTCCTCCGTAATGGTTGGCGGTTGACAGCGGATAATTGCCTAGCGAGTCAGTCGCCTTCTGGGGTTTCCCCGGTGATTTGTAGGCCGCCTCGCGCGCAAACCCCGAAAGTTTCTGGCGGCGTGCCGGTTTTGAAAACTCCGGTTCGTTTGCACTTCGCGGCATTTCTCTTGATCGGCACACAGCGCCCGCTGCTCGCACCACAGCGTAAGCCTCTGACCGGGTAAGAGAGTGGCCGGATTAGCCATTTAGAAATTCTCAATCGCCTGCCACGTGGTCGCCTCAGCGCCGCGCAGCAGAGAACGCAGCGTGCACGATGCTGGCACGGTCACGTCGAACCCGACCTCGGAGCGGCGCACAACCACGCGCCGGTTTGCGGCCAGTTCGCGCCCGAATGCTGCCGCGTTTGCGAACGCGCCGAACGAAACGACGACGACCACGCCGGACGGCGCATGAGCCGAGCGCCTCACACGCGCCATGACAGCCTGGTGGCGCGCGGCCTGGAACTGGAGCGGCGAGAGTTCTCGCGGATAGAGCGATGACGGCGAAGCGATGGCGACGACGCGGGTCGGGTTTGGGTTTGTCTTGGAATTGGCGCGGTGGGCGCGGGCAATCGCCGCGCGCACATCCGCGCTTACCGTCTCACCGCCAGAGCCAGTCAGCCGATTCATAGTACAGCCTCCGAAAACAGAGCACGGGCTACGCGAACCCAAACAGCGCGGGCTGTGCGGACGGGCAGACCCGCCCGCAGACGCAACCGGCACGCCCGCAGGTCGGGACAGCGCCGGGCGCGGACGACGCCAGCGCCGGGCAGGACAGCGCCGCCAGCACGCGCGCGGGGATGGGCAAGCCGCGCAACAGCGCACCACGCCCGACGAGGAGCGCGCGACCGCGCAACACGGCGCGGGCGGCGCGGGGCAGGCCGCGCGCAAGGCACAGGGCGGGAGAGACAGACACAGCAGGCCTCACAGCACACCCCACACGACGCCACAGCCCACCGCCCGCGCCGAGCGGAAAGCGCGACAGCACAGCAACGCACCCAACCACGGCGCCGCGAACACGGACACACCGCCACCGGCGGAAGCCGGGAACGAGACCGCCGCGGCGGGCACGCCGAGCAAGCGGCAGAGCGCCAGCAGCCGAGCGGCGACCGGCACAGCGCGGCGCGGCGAACAGCGGAACACGACACCACCCGGCACGAACGAGACGGCGACGCCCGCCGCCACCAGGCCGGGCACGCCACCGGCCAGCAGCGCCCAGCGCCGCAGGCACAGGCGCACCCACAACAGCAGCGCGAACACGGCCCACAGGCCGACGAAAGCGAGAACAGGAGCGGAGAGAGAAGAAGGAGCGAACACGGCGACCACCCGGCTCCGCAAGAAGCGGAGCGCAACAACAACAGGAAGAAGAACCAACGAACAGAGACAGCATGACACAAAGAGAGAGCCAACGCAAGACCCCAAGAGAGCGGTTGTTTGACCACCCGAAAGAGCACAAAAGACACGCCAGGCCCACCCGAAAGAGCACACGCCGCCCACCCCGAAACCCGGCAAAAAAGACCCGGAAAGCCGGGCCTTGCTTTTAAAGAAAAGAAAAAACCCAAGATGAAAGACAACAGCGCGCGCTTCGCGCGGCGGCCTATGGTAAACCCCCAGGCCGGGGTGAGTGGCCCGCGGCTGAGGACGGCGCGCGGGCGGGCAGGGGGCCGCCCGGTACCGGCGGGGGGCACTTGGTCTTCCCCCGTCCGGCGCGCCGGCTGAAAGCCGCGACCCGAGGGGGAGGTCTGATCTGGGGGGCGTCGGGTCGCCCCCCGCCCGCGCGCGGCGCGCGGGAGCTCTGCGGGTGGTGTCACTGGTGCGTGTGTGTTGGAAGGGCTGGTGGGCCTGCGCGTTGGCTACGCCACGCTCTTCTCAATGTGGCGTAGCCGCCTTTGCTCTGCGGGTCGTCTGCGATGGGTCACGCGCATCAGGAGGGGGAGCTTGGCGGGGGGGCGGGGCGCTACTGTCCCCCCATTGGAGGGGTGGGGGAGCGAAGCCGGGGGGGGCCGCGACCCCCCCGCCGCGCGGCTCTTGGTTTTCCGCGCGGAAGGTTTTGCTCGTGCCGCGCTTCGCGGCGTAAAGGAGATCGTGCCGCGCTTCGCGGCGTAGAGGTCGGGGTGGCCGACTACTTCGGGCTCGAGACAAACGCTACGGGATGAGATAGTTCGGCTTTATCTCCATAAGCCTGATCCACTTGACAATTACCGGAAGTTGATTATGATGAGTGGCGGAGGACGCTATGCCGAAGATGTTGCAGCACTTTCAGGAATGGAAGCCGGTGGACGTGGCCGGGGAGCGCGACGTGTATACGATGAGCGAGGCAGCGAAGCGGATCGGGATTTCGGCGGGGGCGCTGGCCGAGTTGTGTCTGCGTGGGCGTCTTACCTGGCTGCGCGACGAGCGCGAGTCGAACGTGCAAAAGCAGGGGCGCGTGCTGGTGAAAGACGTTGAGCAGGAGATCGCGCGGCGTCGCTCGGAAGCGGGGCGCGCGGACGGGCGCTTGAAGGTGAAGCGTGGAAGGCCGGTGGGGACATGAAGACTCAGTCGTCAGTCGTCAGTCCGAAGTTCGAAGTCGGTCAGTCGCCAGAAGGCAGTACGCAGAAGGCAGAAGGCAGTTCACAGGAGGCAGAAGGCCGAGAGCATGTGCGCGTGTTCGCCAGCGTTGATCGAGCGGTGCTGGAGACGCTGTACGTGGCCGTGATGCGCTATCTGACTGAGCACGATGGGTGTGAGAAGTTTCCCTATATCGAAGCGGCCATCGGCGAAGCGGAGAGGGCGCTTTATGGGGGGCGGCTCAGGCAGATTGCTATCGCGGGGCCGCTTTGGTGGCAGCTGCCGGAGAAGGAGTCGGGGACATGAGCGCGGTCAGTCAGTCCGGAGTCGGTAAGTCCGAAGTCCGATCCCCGATTAGGTCGGGGACGAAGTCGGTCAGTCGGTGGGCTTGGCGCAACCGCGAGCTGCTTTGGTACGCGCTGGTCGTGGTGATCGCGGCGCTGGGGGAGTGGTGGGCGTCGGGGATCTCGGGCGCGTGGCGATGAGCGCGATGGACCTTGTGGTCTTCTCGCTGTGTCCGGTTTGCGGTGTGGCTGTTCGTGAGACCACGCTTGGGCAAGATCGCACGCCGCGCTATGAGAGCCACGGTCGTGGGGGCACACGCTGTCCTGGCAGTATGTCGGCGGTGGGCGGGGAAGTGAAGATGATCTGTCTGCACCCTGAGCGGAAGTACGGCGCGCCTGCCGAGATGGTCTACTCGCTCGTGCTGGGCGATCTTGTGTGCCCGGTGTGCGGGGCGCGGAGCGGTGTGTTGGACGATGAGCATCGGGCGGTGATGGGAGAGCAAACGAAATGGAAGTCTACACTGTTTCAGAAATAACTGAGATGGCTGATACTTGGGCCAATTACAACGGCTTCACGGGTGAAACCTGCGGAGTGTGCGAGAAGACGGCCAACGTGTTGGCCGGGGGTGCGGGTTGGTTCTGCGATTGTGGTCACTACAACGTGCAGAGTTTGTCAGACTTCGGTGTGCTGCATGAGCAGCCCGACATGGGCACGCTGGGAAGCGTGATCGTTGAAGGGCACAAGCTGGCGCGGGTGCGCGTGGGGGCGGTAGGCGCTGGCCCCCCCCCCGATCAGGTCGGGGGCAGTCGGGGGTAGGCGCTCGGCCCGGCAGTTTTTCCGAGGAACGAATGCCCCTGCGATGAGTGGGGGCTTTTGCTTTTGTCTCCTCAGCCTTTTCCGTGCGAAGGCGACGGGGGTTCGGCGCGGGCTCTTGCTCTTTCCGCGCCAGCTTACCCCCGTCGCCTGAGCATTAGGTTTTGCTTTTGATCTTGGTTGACGGCGACGCTTCGCAGTTCTTACAGGCGAAGCGTCGCCTTTGGCTCTTGTCTGACGGCGGGGTGCGCTTCGCACGCCGCCTCCGGGGTTTGGCTCTTGCGGGGCGCGGGGTGGTGACGGCAAGGGTGGGGCGAGCGCGCAGACCGGCGGCGGCAGAGCGGTTTTGGTTCTTGCGAAGTGCGCCGCCGGGCAAGCGTCGAAGCAGCCGCCTGCAGCCGGAAACCACGCCGCGAGCGGGCAGCGGCCCGGCGCACTTTCTCAAGGCCGGGCGGCGCACTTGCCCGCGTCCCCGCGTGTGGGTTTTGCCTCCTCAGCCTTTGCTCGTCCGGGCGACCAGGGGTTCGGCGCGGGCACTTGTTCTTTCCGCGCCAGCTCACCCCCGTCGCCCGGGGTTCTTTTTGCACTGGGTTGGCTTGACGGGGCGACGAGCGACGCAGCACTTACAAGCGGAGCGGCGTCGCCCCTGCACTTGTTTGACGGCGGTCGCGGTATCCCGCTACCGCCTCGGCCCAGGCCGCTACGCCGGGCCGTGCGCCGTCGCCAGACGGCGGCGTAGCACTTGCTTGGAATGTCGCCGTCAGCCGACGATGACGCCCTGGCTGTGGGCGAAGCCGCCGCCCGCGGCGACCACCGTCCCGCCGCTGAAGTTGTCAAGCCGGAATTCTGTTGTGCTGGCTTCGTAGGAGCCCATGCCGATATAACTGCTGGCGGGTGCGTAGGTAGCATCCGTGCGCGACAGCACGCTGGCCCAACTGCCAGCGCTTTTGCGATACAGAGTCAGGGCACTGCCAATGGCTTCTCCGCCCAGACTTTCACCCGATGCGAATTCCTGATTGACCATAGCACCGAGTTGTGTCCAGGCTTCATTGTCCACGCGATAGATGCGGCATTCGTCCGCTCCCGCGACGACAATAGTTTCAATTTCATATCCATCCCAGGCTGACGTTCCGGGAGCAACCACCCGAAGATCAACGAACGTGGCTGACCCATTCACGGTGCTTTTTGTTGCTATGTCTACAAACGCCTCTTGATCAGTGCCGAAGAGTGTCCCCCAATAATCCGTGCTTGCGCCTCCACCCAGAGGCGCGAATTGATTGGTCAAAACCTGAAATTGTCCGCCCGCCGAATACAGCATTCCTCCCCAGCCCGCGCCGGGTGGGGGCGTGGCATCATCGGCACGATTGGCATCGTCGAGTAGGCCCGTCGTCGGGAACGTATCTGGCCTGATTTTGTCGAAGAAATATCCGGCCTGCCCGACGAGCGCGAGCAGCGTACTGCGCTCCCACTGCGGCAGGCCCGGCAAGCGCTGGGACAGGCGGATGAGTTTCTGGTTGGCGTCCCACTCTGCGAGCAGCGTATCGCGCAGCGCGAGTAGCCGCTGCCAGTCAGCGTCATCGGAGCACCAGCGTTCCACATCCTGGATGTTGCGACAGGACTGGATCGCGCCGTCACAAATGATTCTGTCGTTGGCGGCGTCGTAGCGCGGCTTGCGGCGGCGGCTGGCCGCAAAGGACACCACGTCGCGCAGGGTATATGCGCCGATATCATTGCCGAAGCGTGCCTGGATTTCTGTCAGGGTGTACCCGCTGTCCTCCAGTTCGTCGCGCAGCACACGCTTGACCGCCGTGGACAGATCGGCCAGCGGATCGTCGAGGCTATTCTTCGGCAGGCGGCGATACACCGTCGCCAGGTCGGCGAGTGTGGCCACGGATGCGCGCACTCGCACGATGGCCTTGCCAGCTGTGTCGCCTGCGGCGGGTATGGCCGTATGGAGAATTTCGGTCTCGTGCCAGTCGCCGCCGTCGAGCGCGATCACGCTCTGCGCGTCCTGCATGGCGCAGTAGCGTGTGGGGCGCGACTTGCTCAGGTCGCGGGTGTAGGGGGCGGCGAAGTAGCCGATCACGTCTTGCGCACCTTGAGCGAGATGACGACGCGCGTCACGGTCGTGGCGCTGTCCACGTTGTAGGCCAGGATATCGCCCGCCGCGATGGCGGTCGTCCAGCCGGTGAGGGTGGAGTCCTGCGCCTTCTGCGCGCTGGCGAGTGTGGGCTTGGCGCTGGCGGTGATGGTGTCGGTGACGGTGGGCGGGAAGTTGGCGTAGGTGTCTTTCCAGATGTCCACGACGATGGAGCCGGTCTGGTCGGCGAGTGTGGTCACGCGCGTGATGACGCAGGCGAAGGGGATTTCGAGATGGCCCTTCTGCCCGGTGGTGATCGCGCTTCCGCCGCCGTCGATGATGAACTCGATCGCGGCGACGTCGTCTTCGAAGGCTTTGGTCGTCGCGCCGGTGGCTTTGAGCACCTGCCCGTCGGTCAGGCCCGAGACTGTGGTGTCGGAGAGCAGGATCGTGCCGCCCTGCGCGCCCGCCGAAGCGTGCGAGTGGTCAGCCGACTCCAGGCGGTAGCCGGTGTGGGGGTCCCCGGCGGCCACGTGCGCTGTCACCGGATCAAGATGGACGTGGTCGCGGTGCGATGCCAGGAGTGATGTGCCGGGCGCGGCTGTGCCGAGCGCGGCGGGATTGGTGGCGTCGTGGATCGCTTTCCACGAGGTGACGGTCTCGCCGAAGGCGACGCCCAGGACGTTCAAAATGTTGGCGGCGGGAACGCTGATCGCCAGTCGCGCGACGGTGTCGGCGGCGGACCCCTGGATGAGATCGCCGGCCGCGTCGATCAAGGACTCCAGCACGTAGCCGGTGTGCGGATCGGCGGCGCTGGCGTGCGTCGAGAGATCGGTGTCGAGCGCGTAGGCGGTGTGGGGGTCGGCGGCGGCGGCGTGGGCTTCGGCGTCGGCTTGCAGTTCGGCGAGTGCGCCTTCGACGTCGGTCGCGGTGAAGTCGGCGGCGGTGTCGAGGATGGAGATTGCGCTGGCGTCGTGCGCGTCGGCGGCGTCGGCCAGGTGTGTGGCGTTGAGACCGGCAAGCTCGTAGCCGAGCGAGACGTCGCCGACGCCGTTGTCAATCAGCCCGCCGTTGGGCACGCGGATGACCGAGACGGCGGTGTCAATGGGCGTGCCGTCTTCTTCCTGGACGGTGAGTGCGGAACCGCCCGCGTGGCTGTGGAGCGTCGTCGCCCCGCTGTCGGTCAGGTCAGTCCAGTTCGGGTCTGCCTCGCGGACGTAGCCGGTGTGCGGATCGCTGGCTGCCTCGTGCGCGGTGACGGGGTCGAGGTGGACGTGGTCGCGGTGGGCGGCGATGAGCGACGTGCCGGGCGCGGCGGTGCCGAGCGCGGCGGGGTTGGTGGCGTCGAAGAGCGCCTTCCACGAGGCGCGCAGTTCGCCGAAGGCGACGCTCAGGACGTTGAGCACGTTGGCGGCGGGTACGGAGATTGCGAGCGACGACCATTTGGGCGTGACGTTGCCTATGATGATGTCGCCGTCGGTGACCGTGTCGGCAAGCGTGTCGGGGTGGACTGATCCGTCGAGCAGGTTGTGATTGCTGCCGCCGCCGGGCGGGACGGTCCACGCGCCGTCGGCCTTGAGATACTTCCCGGCGGCCGTGTCGCCGGCGGCGGGCGCTGGGACGAGTCCTTTCGTGCCGCCCGCGCCTGCGTCGCCGACCATGGCGTTGAGAATGGCTGTCGCCTGCGTGGCGGTCAGGTCTTCGGAATCGCCGGTCGCGGCGGTGGTGCGGCCCTTGAACGTCTGGGTGCCCACGTTGGCGAGCATGGCGTTGGTGATGAGGTCGTTGGGGACCGCGTGCGCGTGGTCGGCGCGCGGGACTTTGTCGCTCGTGCCTGCGCCCTCGGCGGCGGCCACGTCGACGATCTCGGTTGTGGCGTAGTCGAGCGCGACTTCGCTCTCGTCGCCGCCCGCGTCGTCGGTGGCGATCAGCCCGGCGACGAAGTTGAGACCGGTGCGGGCGGTCAGGCCCGTGCCGTTCTCGCGGATGACGTGCTGGCTGCCGCCTGCGGCTGCGCCGAACGGCCCGGCCTCCGCCCCGGCGTCGTCTTTGGAGTAGTAGCGGCCGTCGGTCTTGGCGTACAGGCGGACCTTGTTTGCGTCAGGCGTGGCGACGCTGGCTTGCTCGTCGGCTTCGAAGTGGGTGTCCGTTTGTTTAGTAGTCATGGCATGTGAGATGAAGAAACTTCAAACTGCAAACTTCAAAGTTCAAATTAGTCCACGATCAATGCGCCGTTGATGGTGAGCGTGCCGTTGACGGTGTACGCGCTCTTGACTCTCATTTGGTGCTGGGCGGGGATGGTCAGGTATTCGCCCGCGTCGAGTTGCGCGCGCACGAAATAGTCCCACCCGCCCAAGGCGTCGTACACGCCCGCGACCAGGCCGTCGTCGGGGTTGCTGTCGTTGAAGAGCGTGACCGCGACGGCTGCGCCCACGACGAGCGACGTGGGGTTGACCCAGTCGCCGACCTTGATCGTGAGTGCGGCGAGCGCGCCGTCCAGCTGCACGTCGGCCTTCCAGGTGAGCGAGTCGAACGAGATGATGCGGCCCCGGCGCATACGCGGGGTGATCACGGCCTTGCGCACGATGAAGGGGCCGACGGAGCCGGGGAGCGAGTGCGGGTTGATCATGGGTCAGTCCGAAGTCGGTTAGTCATCAGTCCGAAGTCCACGGTCACGCGGTGCCTCGCAAGAGCACGTGCTGGAAGTAGGGGCGCTGCTTGTTCATGCCGTAGCGCTCGGTGAAGCCGGTGGCGCGCCAGTTGAGGCCGGACTCGTAGTGGGCGTCGAACTCCAGCACGTCGGCGGGTTCGAGCGCGAAGTTGACGGGTGAGTCGAAGAAGCCGGTGCGGCGCTGCTCCTGGGCGAGCAGGAGTCGGGCGGCGGATAGCTCGGCCACGTCGGCCCCGGCGAGCAGCCGTCGGTCGATGAAGGCGTCTACCTGGCGGTGGCCGAGGTCGGCCATGTCGGCGGTGTCCATGGTCGCGTCGCTGTTGGCCTCGTCGTCCGGGTAAACGGCCACGTAGTTGGGGGCCAGCCCCTCGCCGAACGCGCCCGGCCAGTAGCGGTGCTGGTTTGCGCCGTCGCCGTAGGTGTGTTGCGCGGCGGGGGCGGTGGTGGCGACGAAGCAATAGAGTGAACCGTCCTGCTGCACGACGACGTCGAAGTTGCCGCGCGCGGCGAGCGAGTCGAGCGCGGCCAGGCCGCTGCTGCCGGGGTGGATGACGAGGGGGAGCGTGTCGGCCCACTGTGGGGCGGCGTCGAACGTGACGATGTGGACGCCCGCCAATGCGCAGACGAAGCGCACGAGTTGTGTGAGCGATTCGCCCACCCACGTGTAGGCTTGATCGGCCTCCCAGCGGGTCAGAAGACCCACCGCGTCCACGGCGCTGAATGCGACGACGTTGTCCTGTAGGGTGAAGTGGAAGCCGGTGAGATAGAAGACGCCCGCGCTGACGTAGTAGTCCGTGCCTGCGACGTTCAGCCCGCGCTCGAGTGTGAGCACGGCCCAACGCTCAGGCGGCGCGGCGGTGATCGCGCCGTCCTGGTTGACCAGCTCGCCGGTGAGACGGCCCATGTCGCCGGACAGGTCCATCTCGTAGCTGCGGAGCGTGCGGTTGGACCAGAAGGATTGCGCGACGTTCTTCCAGACCTTTGCACGGCTGGCGACCCACACGGAACCGGCGAGCGTGCCGAGCACCTGGAGCAATCCAGAGTCGTCGGTCGCGGCCTGGAAGTTGATGTCCTCCCACTCCAGCCCGTCGTCGGAGCACGCCAGGCCGTATTCGCTGTCGGTCCAGTCGCCGAGGCGCAGAACCGAGAGCCACCAGTAGCCTCCGATCTGCTCCTGTGAAAGCGCCAGGCCGGTGTAGACCTGGTTGAGGCTGGAGATGGCGTACTGGATGTGAGGCGTGCCCCACGCGCCCGCGCTCGAGCGGGTGATCAAGATCACTGGAAAACTCAGGCCCGTTGCCAGCCCGGCGGCGGCGAAAGCCAGGATGTGGCGGCTGTTGTCCGCGTCCCAGGCGGCTGCGATGGATGTAATGGAAGTGGTGGCGAGCGCAGCGGAGTCTACGGCTGACCACGTGTTGGTCGCGGGGTTGTACGCGCCCCAATAGAGTTGGCCGCCATAGGACAGGAAGAGGCCGCTTTGGGCCGCGCCGCCCGAGACGCCGCAGAAGAAGGCGGCGACGGCGAGTGCATAGGCGACGGCGGGGGCCGACCAGGTCGAGCCTCCGTCGCTCGAGCGGCTGTACTTGATGTCGGCGTCGGTCGAGTCCTGCCACACGGCGACCAGGTAAGTGCCGGTGTAGAAGAGCGTGCCCTTGTCGGGGACGGCGGGGGTTGCGCCGGTGATGTCCGTCCAGGCGTTCCACTCGGCGAGCGCGGTCGGGTCGGTGATGATCTGGGATTGGATGTTGCCGGTCGCGGCGCGGCGGATGCGGACGATGGCGCTGCCCGTGTTCACGCCGCAGACGTGTCCGCCGTCGGTGGGCGTGTGCTGCTGACTTAAATGAAGGTGGTTGTTGTCTGCCAGCGTGGCGCGGGCGAGGGCCTGGCCTGCGCCGGTCTTCTGGGCGGTGGCGAGCGTCGCGTTGATCGTTTTCATAGCGCCGCAATCAGTCGGGCGCGCTCGTCGGGTGTGAGTGGCAGGTCTTCGACGTCGGGGCCGATGTAGGCGGCCTGGCGCGCGGCGGGTGATGCGGCCATGTAGGCCAGCCCGGCGCGGGTGACGATGGCCCAGAAGTCCCCGCCGAAGACGGCGCGGAAGATGTCGATCACCTTCTGGTTGATGCGCGGCGCGAAGTTGTGATGTGCTTCGACAGGCTCAGCAGGCTCAGGGGGCGGTGGGACGGCGACGACGGGTGGGACGGCTTCGACTCCGGCGGCGATGTAAGCGGCGACGATCTCGAAGTCGAAGGTGCGGAGCGCGGTGCAGAGTTCGGCGAAGTGCTCGGCGCTTCTGGCGCGCCCGTGCAGGTAGAAGGGGTATCCGGTTGGCGCGCTCACGTGTGTTCCTCGTCGGGTGTCAACGAATGGGCCGCCGCGTTGAGCCGCGCTTGCGCTTGCACGAGTGCGAGTTCGTCGGCAAGGATGTCGAGCAGGAGGGCGTGGGCGCGCTGGCGCTCGTAGCGAGCGTGGGCGTTCACGGCGACGCGGTCGCGGTCGCCCTGGTTGACGAAGCGATTGGCGTCGTAGGCGACCTCACGCGCCAGCCAGCGGAGCGCGGTGGCGCCGTCGGCGAGCGCGGCGAAGATGTCGCGTGGGTCGCGCTCGGCGATGGGGCGAAGACAAGGGTGCATGGGTCACTTATCGTCCGCGTCCAGCTTCCAGCCCTTGGCCGCCCAGGGCTTGCCGCCTCGCGCGCTGGCGGCGCGCACGGTTTCAAGGAAGTCGCGCCACACGCGCAGCTGCGCCTCGCCCCATGTTTTCAGGTAGTCCACTTCCTTCGGGTCGATGTGGACGCTGCCGACCTGGTCCAGCGCCTCGCTGGTGGCGGCGTAGCCGGCTGCGCCGACGGCCAGCATGGTCTCGTGATGGGCGTGGAGCGTGGTCGTCGAGGCCGCGTCCAGGTTCTGGATCGTGTGCGGCTTGGTGTACCAGAGATACGCTTCGTCGTCGGTCTGCGGGCTGGCGTTGCCGATGGTGCTGACCGTGACGATGGGCTGCGCGTCGTCGAAGCGCAGGAAGAAGCCTCTCACCTGGTTGGCGGCCTCGTTGGTGTCGTCGTCCAGCGTTGAGTCGTAGGGCCACCAGACTTCGGAGACGTTGAGCAGGTCGGTGACATTGTTGAGCGCGATGGTGCGCCCGACGCCGGGGAGCGTGAGCAGCGTTTCGGCGGTGAGCGGCGAGGCGCGGCTGTAGTCGTGGAGCGCGAGCCGGAGCGCGTCGTCGAGGTCGGCGGTGGAGTAGATGGCGTTCGCCGGGTCCTTCAAGCGGAGCGCGACGCGGGCTTCGAGTTGGGCGAGGGTCAAAGGCATGGTCGGGAAGTCCGAAGTGAGTCAGTCGTCAGTCCGAAGTCCTCAGTCGGTGGGCTTCTGAGACTTGGCCCGCAGTTCTTTCAACATCTGCTCTTGTACGTCGAGTTGGGCAGCCAGGCGCGCGACGATCAGGCGGATCAGGTGACCGTCTGTGCCGTGTGCGAACTGATCGGCGTAGAGCTTGCAGAAGGCAATCTCTTTCAGATCGCGTTCGCTGAACAGGATCGCCCAGTTGGTGTTTGAGCCTTCGTCGGTGGTGAACATGGGCTAATCCTCGGGCAGTCCGTCGTCCGGCAGGCCGTCGTCGGGCCTGGCGTTGGCCTTCTTCGTTGGGTCGAGCGGCGGGATGACGGTGCGGCCCTCGGCGCGCAGGCGGGCGCGGGCGACCTTCGGGTCGGCAAGCTCCTTGGGGGTGAAGACGAACTTCTGTCCCTGGTTGACGATGGCGACGAAGTCGCCGTTCTCGCGGGTCGCGCTGTCCTGCACGTTGTTTGGCTTGACGCCGAGTATCTTGAGCGCGGCGGTGAGCGGGTCGGCGGGCGTAGGGCGTGGAGCGTTGGGCGGGGCGGGTCTCCGGGTCATGCGTCACTTGCCTTTGGCGCTGTGCGCGGCGGCGATGTTGGCGGCGGCCAGGATGGCAAGGGTGCGGGCGCGCGTGAGCCGGAAGTGCGCGAGGCCGGTGAGCGCCACGATGATGGCGACGATGCCGCCCGCGATGACGAGCGTCACCTGCTCGGCGGTGAGCACGGACAGGAACGGGAGCGCGGCGATGGCGAGCGGCCAGAGCACGACGAGCACGGGCATCAGGACAGCCGTCCAAAATTCGATGGTCTTCCAGAAGGGGGGCATGGCGAGAGTCCTTTCTAGTGGGGGGCGGCGCGTGATTGGGAGCGCGCCGCCCCCGGGCGAAGGAGAGAAACCAGCGGCGTGGCTAGTCGCCGCGTGTTTCCAGTTACAGGCGCAGCGTGTAGTTCGCGCGTGCGCCGTGGAAGCGGACAACGCTGGTGGCGGCGGCGTCGAAGGTCATGCGCACCTGCACCAGGTCGTCGTCGTCGAGCCAGATCGGGGTGGTGAGCGTGAGCGTCATCTTGTGCTCGTCCAGATCGTCGGTCTCGCCGGCGGTGTCGTTGCCGGTGTCGTAGGTGAAGGGCTGGGCTACGAGCGCGGGGAAGGCCGCGCCGTTGGCGGGCAGCACAAACAGGTCGATGAGCGCCGTCGCGCCGGCCGCGTCGAGCGCGGCGGTGGTGGTGGCCCACCAGATGTCGATGGTCTTGAGATACGAGCCCATCAGGTCCACGCTGCTTGCGATCAGAGCGGCGCTGATGGGGATGTAGACCACGCCGGTATTGTCGGCGGCGGTCTTCTCTTTGACGACGGTTCCGGTGACCGCGCCGACCGCGTCCGTCCAGGTGCCGGTCACGTAGCTGCACATGCCGGGGGAGATCCACTGGCTCAGGCTGGTGTTGTGGACGTAGCCGCCGAGTTCTGCGCCGAAGCGGCTGGCGATCTTGAACCAGCGCGTGAGGGCTGAGAAGTTGAGCGTGCCGCGTTGGGCTTCGTGCACGAGCGCGATCAGCAGTGCGCCGAGCACGAGCGCGCCGAGTGCGAGGGTGGAGAGAAGGTAGGCGTTCATGGGTGTTCCTTTTCCTGCCCCAATGGGGCCGGGCTACTCGATGGTGCGGCGGTGGGGCCGGGCGGTGGACTCCGATGTACGCGCCGCCCGGCCCCTCTTTTGGGTTATTGAGCTTAGCCCGCGACGTTGTTCTTGTGCAGCGGGCGGAAGTCGGCGACGCCGACGGCCAGGTGGTGGCGCACCTTGACGCGGAACTCGTCGTTGGCGAAGACGGCGGGCGAGAGTTCGTCGCCGGCCACGAAGATTTCCGGCATCAGGCCGAAGACGTGGCCGATGCAGACGCCGGGCACGAGGTCCTTGTCGCAGACGGCGGCCCAGTCGGTGGCGTCGGTCCACTCCGGGACGACGAGGGGCTTGACGTGCCCGGCGTAGGTCGGGCCTCCGGAGGCGGCGATGGCCTCCACCCTGTCCGCCCAGTTCGGCGTGAAGAGCGCTTCGGCGGCGGGCTGGAGTGCGCGCGGCACCAGACAGATGGACGGGTTGAGACCAAGCTTCTTGCCCGTGCCTATGTACCCAGTGTCGTTGCTGACCAGCATGGGCTGGTTGTAGACGGCGGTGGCGGCGGCGTCCCAGGCCGCGTAGGTCGTGCCGAGCGCGGTCGTGAGCAGGTTCAGGTGGCCACCGGCGGTGGCGACGGCGGTGTTGTTGAACAGTGCGCCGGTGTCGACGAGCGTCGGGCCAACAGCGCTGTTCATGGTGAAGAGCGCGGCAACCAGCTCGCTGATGTTGCGGATCGCGGCGGAGGCGAGCTCGCGCGGGGTCTCGCGCAGCTTGCGCGTGTCGTCGTTGATCAAGTCTTCCAGGTCGATCCCGACGTAGCCGCCGTACTTGGCGAACGAACTCAGTTCGTGGCCTACGCCGATCATCAGCGGCGTGTACTCTGCGCCCTTGGCGACGGTGGGCAGGGTGGCGATGGTGCCGGTGATGAGCCAGCGCACTTGTTGCAGGTCTTTGAATTTCTCGACGTGGGCGACCTGGTTCCACCAGTCGTAGCCCTTGCGGCCCATCAGTTCCCAGCGCGTGACGACGGCTTTGTTCATCACGTTCGCCACGATGCTGGTGAACGAGCCGGTGCCCAGTTGGACGTGCTCCGGGTAGTAGCCGCCCCTGAAGTCGCGGTCGCCCGTGAACATCAGGTAGAGTTCGCGCACACCGGAGAGCTGGGCGGTCTTGACGGCTTTGAGCGCGTCGTCGCGCGGGACCTCCATCAGGTCCTCGACGGCGGCCAGGACTTTGTCGTCCGTGTTGAACATGGAGTGCGTCCGGCCGGGTCCGATGACCGCGGACGGGCCAGTGAGCGCGCTGACCAGGTCGCGCGCTGCGTCGATCGCGTCGGTGAGCTCGGTCGGCTCAAAGGCGCGCGGCTTGATCTTGCCATCGGCGCCGATGGTGCTGAACTGCTTGCGGACGCTGTCCTGCATGGGGGTAGGCAGCCGCGACGCGGCCAGGCCCGTGTCGAGCAGGTGTCCGCACATGGCGGCGCGGAGTTCGCGCGCCTTCGCGGCCTCGCTTGCCAGTGCGCGGCGCTCCTCGTCAACCTGGGCCATGTTGCGGATGGCGGCGAGGTCGGCTTCGAGTTGGGCCGCGACGGGTGTAGGCGTCTGGGCTGTGTTGGCCGCCGGGGCTGGCGCTGTGGCCGGGGCGGGAGCGGGGGTGGCAGTGTCTGCCATAGTGGCCTCCCGGCGGGGGTAGCCCGCCTGATTCAGAGCGCGGAGAAAGTCCCCGCCGCGCGCGGGGTCGATCACCAGGTCAAGGCTGGTGATGCGCGTGATCTCGATCACGTCGCGGCCGTTGGCCTTGAACCAGATGTCTGCGGAGAAGCCGATCTTGGGCATGGGGTCGCCTTTGGCTTTGGCGGCCAAGACTTCCTTGCCCAGGTCGGCGACGAGCGGGCCGCACGGTCCGAACGGGCGGAGCGTGGCCTTGATGCCCTGGCGGCTCTCGTCCCACGCGGGGCCGTAGCACACGCCGCCGAGTTTCATGATGCTGGGCATGTCGAAGAAGCCGGCGTGGTCGATGAGCGAGTTGGTGCCGTCCCAGAGTTTGACCGACTCTTGGAGCGCCTTGGCGGTGAAGTTCCAGCCGTTGGCCTGCCCGGCGGTGATGGCGACGATCTCGAACTCGCCGCGCGCGTTGACGTCGGCGGCGGCGGCGAATTGCGCGTGCTGCTCAGTCAGTCCGAAGTCAGTCAGTTCGATGTCGGTCATGGTGTGCCTCCAGTGGGCGGTGTCGGTGTCCCTTCGGGTGGCGGCTCCGGTGCCGGTCGCGGTGGCTGGGTGGGAGCGGGCGGGTTGGGTGCGCCGCCTGGTGGAACGGGCGGGTTGCGTATGCCCGCCGCGCTGCCGCAGGCCGCCATCGCGGGCGGCGTCGCGGGTGTGGCCCCGGTCGGCGCGCTGGGCTGCGTGGGCGCGCTG